TGGTGCGAACGAGCCAAACAACTATGATCCATTTGAAACATTTGGTCCAGCGGTGAACTGGAAAGTGTTGCTAGACCAGTATGGCAAGGTCACAAACGGCACATCACAGATCAGATTGACACAACCAAATGGGAATGAGATTATTGGTACCATAGCAACGACAACACTGGATGACACAATATTACTTTACACGATAGACGGCGACACGATACCAAGCAACTCTCTGACAGCAGTCAAGAAGATAATCAACCCTGCAACATTTGATCCAGGCACACCAGCAAATGGCGACAGATACTTGGTCATAAATGATGTTGGCGATTCAACAGCGAGTTTCCAAAGTGCTACCTGGGGCAGTCTAGTAGCCAGTGTTGGCGACATCATAGAGTACAACAGCTCAACATCTAAATGGAACGTGGCCTTTGATGCATCAAATCCTGACAGCACACAACACTACGTCACAAACCTTAACACAGGTATACAGTACAGGTTCAATGGCACGGAATGGGTCAAATCATATGAAGGTGTTTACACCCAAGGTAATTGGAGTATAGTGCTTGACGGTGGCGCAGATAATGGATACAACTCAAGCCTTGACGCTACCACCCCATAGTTGTTATAATAAAGCATGAAAGAAAACATAGTCTGTTCTGGTGCCCTGTTCTATGCAACTAACACCAAGCGTTTCCTGTTCCTACAGAGGACTGATCGCAAGACCCAAGGCATGTGGGGGTTGGTTGGTGGTAAAAGTAAATTCACAGAGAGTGCTTTTGAAGGACTGAAGCGTGAAGTTGAAGAGGAAACAGGCAGTCTGCCCAAGTTCAAGAAAGTGATACCTTTGGAGATGTTCACGTCAAACGATCAGAAGTTCTTCTTCCACACGTACTTGATAGCCATAGACGCAGAATTCATACCCAAGTTGAATGAAGAGCATTCAGGATACTGTTGGACCGCTTTCGAATGTTGGCCAAAAAACCTTCACATGGGTCTTAAAAATACTTTGAATAACAAAAGTATAAAAGGTAAGTTACAAACTATTTTAGATTTGATTGTTTAACAATCCTGGATATATTTTTTACCTGTAAGTTTTTCGATATCTCGTATCATCTCTTCCATGTTCACCCTCACAGTCTTGCCAGTTTTTACGTTCCTTGAGAAGTATTCCCATTCACCTTGTTGGTTGTGTGGAGATATTTTAGTAACGTTCCCGGCTTCGTCCCTAACGAATACTTCAGCACTGGATGAGTCGTCCTTGGCGTATATGTGTGCATTGTTGGCGACTGTGGATGGATCGCTTCCCACGGTCAGTGCAAGTGGACTGCTGAATGTTTTTGCACCTGATATCGTTTGTGTTGTGGATACTAATACTGTGTCTGCCGTTGATGCACCTGCTGATCCTCTTAACATGTGTACCCTGTAACCGTTCACCGTTGTGCTCGCACCCGACGTTGATGCCGCTTTTACTGTTACGGTTGATCCAGACTGTGTAGCAGAGAACGTCAATTGATCTGTGCCTTTTGTGGAAACTGTTGGACCAACGGCAATGTATGCATCATCATTTGATACAACCATGACCTCAGAGGCACTGGCTGAACCTTCCGTGGCATTGTAACCTGTGAACACATAGAACGCACCTGTGTATGCAGAATTAACAAACGAGTCCACTGTTGTGGCTGTAGAACTCACGTTGGTCGCGGCAACTACATTGACATTATCTCCTGAAGATGCAGACTCATCATCCGCTAATAAAATCCTGTATGCAGTGACTCTCAGATTTGGTTCGTTACCGGTTGCACTGACCACAACATTTGAACCACTAATGGCCGCCGTTAAACTTATAAGGTCATTGGATCCTGTGTTGGTCGCACCATATGATGTGATGTATGCCGTGGTACCATCATGGACAACCAATGCCTCCATGTTTGTTATTTCTGTCTTTGATGCGTTGTTGACAGATATGTAATACTTGGCCGCCCGGTATGATGCATGTGCCCAACTGTCTATGCTTTCCGAAGCAGAGTCAACATCAGTGTTGATCACGTTGGTCACATTACCTGTGGTGCCCGCTGATGTGTTATCTCCCAGTGCTATCCTGTAGAAGCTCACGGAGTTTACAACACTTGTTCCAGTGGCTTTGAGTCTCGCACTACCACCAGTGACATCAGCGTCCATAGTCACGAAACTGTTTGTGGCATCGCTCCTTGTGATGTGTGATGTTGAAACGACTGCGGCAGAATTGTTGTGTGCCAAACTGTGTTTTGCAGTAGAAACTTCATCGTTGATTTCGTCTCTGGTCACTGTTAAGTACCAAGCACTATCAAAACTACTGGTTGTGAATTGGTTTACAATTTTCTCTGTGGTGCTGATTGCTGTTGAATTTCCGGTTGTAGTGTCGTCAGTGTTCTCAGACGTTGAACTTGTGGCACCCAGTTGTGCCCAGCCTCCCGCTGAGGTGTATCCTTCTATCGTGTCCGTTGAACTGTTGTATCTTATCTCACCAACTGCCCCACTTGGTCTCTGTGCAGTGGTACCGTTGGGTAATCTTATTGCATTAGTGACGCCGGATGCGTCCAAAGCCGTTGTGGCATTCATGGTGATTATCGTGCCACCATCTGCGGCCACGGTGATTGCACCTGTGCCAGAATCTGTTACAGTTACATTTGAGTCACCTTGTGATACACTGTTTGTTGATACAGTTGCGAAACTTAGATTTCCAGATCCGTCTGTTGTCATAAACTGACCTGCTGATCCGTCAGCCAATGGATACGTGATGTTTCGTACGACTAGAGTTGTGTCATTTAAAAGTTGGAAAGAGTCCGATCTCAATCTTGCTGTGATGGTGTTTGAACCTGCTTTCCTGTTTGCAAATTCTATTATCCCGTCCTCAGTGCCATCACTTGCGTCCTGTATCTTACCTGTGATTTTGGCATAAACAACCTCTTGGTCAGCGTCGTTCTCGCCTTTGAATTTCAGTTGTCCTAGGTAATCAGCATCTGCCGGTGATCCTGAGTTACGTTTCAGTGTTATCACAGGTGCCGCAGAACTTGATGCTTCAGTGCTGGTTATGAGTAGGCTGTCGTCTGTTGATGTGTTGTTTATAGATAGAGAACTGATACCGGTCAATCCTGACGCAGTTATTGTTCCGTTTACTTCTAATGCTGTTGAGGGTTCTGAAGTACCAATACCCACACGACTGTTAGTGACATCGAGATACAGTAGGTTTGTTTCAAATGCCAGGTCCGTACCATTCCTAGTCAAATTTGACTTCAGTACTGACCCAGATATACGACCTATGGCCATACTAGGGTACTCCTTATAATAATGTTAGTACAGCATACGCCGTACACAGCCTCGTTATCATTGCCGACTGACAGCAGTATAGGTATTTATACGCCTAAAAAAAAAGGCGATCCGAAGACCGCCTTTTGATTCTACTAAAAAGTATGGGTATTTACTAGTGGCTAACTCTCACTGCCGCTAATACTGAACCTTGTCCCGCTTCAGATTTGCTAGTAAGTGCTCTACCAATCACGTTGAATGCTGTGCATTCCGCTTTTGTAGCCGCTCTAGCGTATCCTGGAACTGATGCAGATATAAGTCTGTCACCTTTGTTCACTGTACCGATAACTTTTACATCTACCCTACCCGTCATTGCGATGTATGGGTGTGTTGAGTCGTTACCTGCACCACCGTTCATTTTAAATGCCGCTTGTTCAATGCTAGAAACAACACCAAAAACTTCGTCTGATGCTTCTTCATTTACCTGCGTAATTTCATGAGCGCCACCTAATGCCACAACTGTACCTGGTGTGTACGCTGTGTCAGATGCAAAACGCTCAGCAACGTCAGAATACTGGGCCGCTGTCGCTGTACCTTCTAGGTTGGCTACCAATGTACCTGCTGACACGGTAATACCTGCTGATTTATCACTTGCTGTTGCAGTTGTTGTACCCATTGTGAATTTGTCTGCTGACTCATCCCAAATGATTGCCGCGTTGTTACCTGTTGTACCCCTCTCAATGATGATACCTGCGTCATTGCTTGATGCTGATATACCCGAGTTAAGTTCAATCAAGTTATCATCTACTGTCAAGTTGACTGAGTTATTGGTTGTAGTTGTACCGTTAACTGTCAAGTCACCTGTCACAGTCAATGCACCTGATACAGATGTTTCACCTGTTACAGTCAAGTTCAACGCACCAGTTGATGTGATAGTTAAATCTGTTCCGTCTGATTCAATCTTCTCACCGCCTGATCCCATCAATAAACCGATGTTGTTAGGTATCGCCACATCCGCACCTGCTGTCAGGTTGATGTTTCCTGTTGCAGTGATAGTTGTTGCCGCTACCGCAAAGTCCGCCACTTCCGTGCCGTCTGCTGTGATCTCAACTTTACCTGTTCCTGAGTCAGTAACAGTTACGTTTGTATTGTTTTGTGTAATAGACGTTGATGATAGTGCGCCTAGCGAATCATCTACGTATTTCTTGTTGGCCACGTCACCGTCAGCACTTGGTGCCGAGGTTGTAAGACCTGTGATTGTATTCGCACTTGCTGATATTACTATATCACCAACTGAAATACCATTATGTACTCTGAAGTTTCTTGTTGTCATAGTTCCATATATCCCTTATGATTTATATTAATATAAAGTCAGACCGTAAAAAAACGCCCTAACAGTAGTATTTACCATTAGGGCGTTTAAAATTATCTCTAGGGTTAAGTTTTGCCTACTAAACTGCCGCTAGTGAGTACTGTACTTTACCTGCTGTTACACCACCTGTGCTGACCGCTTGTACATTTACTGTACCACTGTCGTATACAGCAGTGATTGTTGCCAAGTCGCTGTCGCCAGTGTTTGTGATACCGTGTACTGTGATAAACGCTGTTGTTCCATTGTGTACAACAACACCTTTCATCGCCGCATACTCGGTGTTAGCAGTGTCAGTCAACTGTATGAATAACTCAGCACTTCTGTAAGAAGTAGCATTGAAACTCATGATAGTTGTCGCACTTGAAGTGAAGTTAGTTGAACTAGTCTCTGTTCTAGCAACACCACCAGTAACCAATGAAGTGTTATCAGCACCTGTTATCGCAAATATCCTCGCCGCACTGTGTGGGGCAGAAGTAAATGTGATGTTAGTACTTGATACTGTGTAGTTCTCAGTTGGTTCTTGGTACACGTTGTCAATGTAAACGAAAACGTTGTTCGCTGATTCTGGAGCAGAGCTGAAGAAACCAGAGAACGTAGTAGTTGATCCGTCACCTGTTGCTGATTCTTTTGTGAACGTTGGAGCAGATCCAGCCGTTGCAAAGTTAACAAATGTAGATCCATCTGAACAACCTTCATAATTTCCAGTTGTTGTGTTGAATCTGATGATACCTGTTGCACCAGTCGGTCTTTGTCCTGTTGATCCATTCGGCAGTCTAAGAGCATCAGTTGAACCTGATAAGTCTAAGTCATATGCCGGAGTGGCAGTCTTGACACCAACGTGATCCTCAGAACCATCAACGAACAATGCGTGTGCATGTCCATTTGATTCAACTCTGAAGTCAACACTTGCTGAACTCTCGTTGATCGTAACGTTTCCACCGTCTAATTCAACAGCAGTCGAAATTGTAACTGCACCTGTTGAGTCAGCAATGGCAATAGCCGCTGTTCCGTCATTCGCTTTCAACGTACCTGATTGCATGTTGGCCGCAATCGCTGTTGTGAAAGTACCAGCCGCCGCAGTTGAACCACCAATGGTTACGTTGTCTGCTGTACCACCGTTGATGTCTGCTGTAGTCAATACTGCACTTGGAACTGTTACAACTCCTGTTGAGTTAGCAATAGTCGCCGCCGCTGTACCGTCTGCCGCTGAGATCGAACCTGTTTCTAAATCTGAAACTGTTGTGACACCTGCTTTTACAGCCGCGTAACTGTCGATTGTTACTGCACCTGCTGTTGTTCCATCCTCACCTGATGTTACAGCAAAAGCAAATTGGTCTGCTGATTCATCCCATAAGAATGATACGTTAGCGTCAGATCCTCTGTTGAAGAATAAACCTTGGTCAAACGTGTTGGCCGCTCCACCTGAGTTGTTCTTCGCCAATGTTAAAAGCGGATCTTCAATAGTTAATGTTTCTGAATCAATGGTTGTTGTTGTACCATTTACCGTTAAGTTTCCTGAGATGGTAGCGTTACTTGATACTGCCAGTGTAGTGAATGATCCAGCCGCCGCTGTACTTCCACCGATCACACAACCATCAATAGCACCGTCTCCACCGTCATCGATGTTAACGCCACCACTGACAACTAGTGCCGTAGCCGCTGAGTTAGATCCAATCGTAACACCATCTATGGCACCGCCATTGATGTCTGCTTTTCCAATAACAACACTACCTGTTCCGTTTGGAGTAAGTGTGATGTCACCGTTTGTAACCTGTCCTGTGATTGTACTTGCCGTGTTTGATATTCTTGTTACACCTAGATCAGTTGTAGCCGATCTGAATATCGCTGTCTGATCTCCACCTGTTGAAATGTGAACTTCATCAACGTCTGAACTGTGTTCAACGTCAACTTTAGTGTCTCCATCAGCGTCCTCGATTGATGTACCAGATGCCAAGTTGGCGTATGCGCCATTACTGTAACCTTCAATGGTTGCAGTAGTACTGTTGTACCTGATGTCACCGTTTGCAGGTGAACCTGGTCTCTGACCTGTTGTACCTGATGGTAATCTTAGTGCATCCGTGGCAGATATGTGTAGTGTTGTTGCCGGCGTAGCCGTTCCAATACCTACTCTGCTGTTTGATACATCTAAGGCTAATAAATTTGTTTCAAATGCTAAATCCGTCCCAGACCTTGCTAGGTTGGCACTTAACATCTGTCCTGTTATTCGTCCTATTGCCATTGTTTTATCCCCTTCGATAATTGATTGTCTTGCAAAACTATTGATATTTATGTTAATATAGTGATTATGACGGTGTTAAATACCGCTAGACTATGAAAAACACGTATATTACTGTTGTGGGGAACCTACCCGTTAGGTTCGATATAGACCAGGCCCGTAAGTTGGGACCAGTGGTCGCTTCGGCCAACGCAAACAAGAGCATAGTGTTTGATTATGCAACGGTCAACACAGAGACAAACCTGCAGGACATGTTGAATTCAGCATCATTCAAAGGCACAGAACTATTGGTGCCAGAACAGTTATTCAAGAAATACGTGTTCTTTGATGGCGTCACTTGCATGCCTGACTTCCCAGGACTCAAGAGCTACGACATAGATCCAGAGAAATGTTCACCACAGACCCTGAGCCTGATGCTGTCAGTGTACCTGAGGCAGACCATAGTGTTCCTGCTGGGCTATGACATATCGAATCCCACGGAGTTGACCAGATTAAAAAGTATAATGATAGCAAACCCAAACACCAAGTTCATGTACATATGTAATCCGCCGAGAACATACCAGTTGGATGATCTAGACAATGGATTCTGTGACACGTTCGTAAAATTTCAGGAGTTGATAGATCGTGCAGAATAAAGCAGTGATATACAAGTACAGTGTCAAACTGATGTGGCCTGCCATGTGTCGTAATCGAAGTGTGGAGATACTGAAGGATCGTCCGGACCTCGTGGACCAGATGAACAAGTTCAGACAGAAGATCGAGAATGTTTTAAAGATCGTGTGTCGTAAGCACTATCAAGTGGACGCCGCTTACATGATGTCGGGTGTGAGATTGTGGTTTGAGTCAGGTCAGGACTGCTACGATTTCATAATAAGACAGCCTGAGTTCGAATGGGAGATACAACCTGAGCTTTCCGTAATGAATGCGATAACCAGTCAACTGCAAACGTTTGACATAGTGTACACACCGACCGGTGTTACGATAGATTAATCAGCAAATCCGTGTAGTACTGAAATTCTTGCACCCGCGTGTGCGGCCTCACCAAAGTCAATTGTAGTCCCCGATATGGTGTAGTTCTGATCAGGTTCCTGCATCACCCCATCTATGTACACAACAATAGTATTTTCGTCAGTTGGTGTTATGCTCATAGTGAAACTTTGTGTTGACCCATCACCCGCAAAGATGTCTTTCGTTACATCTGCCGCATCGGCATCAGTTCTTAGATTAGTGTATGTTGAGCCATCCTGTGATACCTCGTACTTGCCTGTTGTAGTGTTGAATCTAATGACACCTTCTTGTGCAGTTGGCCTTTGAGCAGTTGTACCTGTAGGAAGTACTAGACCAGTGTCTGCTGAGAACACATACTGTCCGGTGCCTGTTGTACCAAAACTCATGTCAGCATTTGTGACTGTGTTGTTTATTGCGTTGGCGTCAAACTCTGTGTTTCCAGTGCTGGCACCACTTGTAAAGTTTTGTAGACCTAAAGTACCTGTGTATCTTGCCCCTGATACATACACCGATTTGCCTGAAAAGTTGATACCGTTGGGTAGGTTTGCACCAATGAAGTGTACCACACCTGACTGATAGTCAAAGAACCATTCGTCGTTGTTACCAGAACCTGTTGCGAAAACTTGGTCACCACCAGAAGCGGCATTGCCGGCATCTCCTGATGTGTGTATGTAAATTTTTACTTGGTATGTGGATCCAAATTCAGGTGGTATCCAGTCTGCTAAACCTGTTTTCCATGTCCTGTTCGCGGCCGCCGTTCCGTCATTTGTAGTCTCGTCTGGCGTTCCTGTTGGATAGACTGTAACAACACCTGCACTGGATCCCGGCATTGTACCAGGTACAAGACTTGCTTGGTTCCATACTTTGTCACCCCTTAATAATAAAGGTGATGCAATGGCTTCGTTGGGTGCTTTCTTGGCCGCATTGGTGTCCGTCTTGGTCGCACCATATCCGATTTTCTTCCAAAGATAGTCTACTTTTTTTGCGTCAGTTATTGCCATTAGTCAATGCTCAGTGCTGTGACACTGTCTCCCGATTCTAATTTAATTCTTACTAATATCACATTACCTGTGGCGTTGGTTGCGTTCTCTGTACCCAGTGTGAACGTGAATTCCTGTCCACTGTATGTAGTATTATCTACCACCGTGTCTCCCGAGTTGAACGCACAACCGTTGGATCCGTTACCGCCCGAACCTGTGTTGGCTCCTGGCACGCCCGAACCACCGTATGTGGTTGAGCAATCTAACCATCCATTCAATGAACTTGCACTATCGATCGCTGTACCCGGTGCCGCAATGAACATGCCTGATACTTTGCCTGACATGGTCAAGTTGAAGTTAGACATAGTGGTCCTCCTGAATGCGAAGGTGTAGTACTGTGCCTCGCCACCATCCCTGCCTGTGTTAAGGTCTGGACCTACAGGTAGGTATCCCGAACTCAGATCAGTTGTGAAGTGCTTGATTGTTCCAAATCTTGATATTGCTTCATTGGTCCCTGCCACTGTGACTGCACCCGACCATGCTGAGTCTGTGTAGTAGTTGGCATTTGAAGAATCGAACAGTGCCGGTGTGTCACCTGACAGGGATCCAAATCCACTTATCCTTACAGCGTCGTCATCAAAGCCGGCGCCGAGAGAATCTGATACTGTTATACCACCTGCTTCATTGTCTAATGTCAATAGAGTGTTGGAGTATAACTGAATTTTTGTTGATGTTTCTGAATAAGCACCATCGCCATTGGCGTTCTTTGCTCTCATCTTGATAGTTTGTATTGAACGTCTTTGTGTGTTCAATAGTGGTACCGTGAGTGCACCTAGGGTGTATGGACTTCCAACGCCAGTATTTTTAACTGGTATGCCACTTGATAGCATTGTTGAAGCACCATCTATGTCGGCGTATGTGAAATCTAGGTTGCTGATGATGGCTCCAGATGTTGATTCTTGATTGGTGCCTGGGTCAATCTCAACAGGATTAGAAGCGTCTTGGTATGCCTGCCCTGTGAAGTTGGCCACAGTGGATCCTGTCACTGTCAGGCTTGGAGAACCGTCGTTGTAGTATGGAACACCAGAGATATATCTCAGGTTTCCTGCCGCATTTTGCGTGACAGTGCCTATGGATGATGTTGGCGTACCTGTGAGTAGGTCTCTACACACATGTACATAGTTGGTGTTGCCACCTGCTGAACTTTCAATCCTCTGTGCATTCAAGCCAGCGGAGTAGTCTGTAATGCCTTGTGTGATTTTTGCAGTTGCAACAAGGTATAATCTCTGAGGATATGAACCATCAACCTCGTCGTAGTCTCTGTGGTTAGTGATAACAAGGTCAGTGAATGTGCCATTGTTTGCGCCACCTTCTGCTGTTGTGAACGCTCTCGCACCGCTGGCACTTCCGTTTATTGATGCTGTCACAGTTTGGTTCACTGTCGAACCTGTGCCATTAGAATTGTTTGTTAAGAAGTTTGTTACAGTGTTTGTGTCAATGGTTGATGTACTCGTGTACCTTCTCGCTGTCGTTGATTCCAAGGAAGTTCCTGCCGCAAGTGTGTCTGCAGATCCAGTGGCGTCATCGAAACTCGCACACAGGTGTGGATTTGTCCCTTGTGCGGAATCTGACATGGTCAAACTCTTAGAACTTAGGTTTGCTGGTGCACTTGGTGTTGATTTCATGACGAAAGTTATGGTTTGGTTGTCATTTTGGTGTATGGTGTCGGGTGTCCCAGTCGCCCTGAAGTCAGTGACTATGTTGCCTGCACTGACACCTGTGAAATTTTTGTCTAGCGTGTTGCCTATTGTGCCTGCTGTTGATCCATCCTCCGCTAATGACAGCACATCCGACGAGTCATTCTGGAAATCATACTCGTAGTTGTCTGCATTCTGTGATGTGTTTGTGAATCTTCCTATTGCCCTGTTGGTGCCGTCAAGGTCTGTGACATCATAAAGTGAAAGGGTGTTGTCACCAGATCCGGTGTTAGTTGTCACTGCCGCACCTGCCAGGTTCGCCCTCACGTCTGGTTCAACAATAATATTTGTAATTGCACTTGTGAACACTCCTGTTGTGTGTCCGTTGTTGATCACAAGTTTGACAGGATACGTTGTAGTAGATCCTTGCACTCCTGCACTTGAACCTTGAGAGAAGCCGAAAGTTTTTGAAATAGATTGGTCTGTGTCCCCTGATGAACCACTTCCTATGTTGACCTGAGTCTGTGTTGAGTCGTCTGTGAAATGCCATTGGTAAATCTGTGTTGCACTGAATGAACTGTTGGCACCAGGGTTGGTGTCTGTGCCATTGATGAATGTTCTTGGGAATCCAGAAGTTGATTCTTCGTTGACACCCCTTAGGGTTGAATCAGCGATGTCTATCTTAGGCACATGGGTTGAGTACACTTCGAAGTTTGCATTCACTGTCTGTGGGATAGTGGCAGGATTTGCAGTAGAGTGGCTCAATAACACCATCCTGATTTGATATTTGGTGTCACCCGATCCTGTACCTGCGACAGTTGATCCGTCGTCAGTTGCGGAGTTGGTGTAAGTGTGGGACAGGTTGTTGCCTGATGCACCACCCGCCGCTGAGTCATTGGCCACGGTGTCGGTCTGGCCATCTCCCCAGTCCACTGAATATGTACAATCTGACACAGAGTTTGAAGTATTATTTTGTAGGAACACAGTATCTCCAGTGTCAGCGGTTGTTATCACACTGCCTCCATCTCTTGTTGCTGAAGTTCTTATTGCGAATGCGGCCACTGGCGCCGCTGATGCAACTGTGATGTAATTCGATCTCGTCGACGATGCTGTAGATCCAGATGATCCCGACGTTGCTGTGTTATCAAATGCTGTTACTGTTACACTGTGAGGTGAGCCTGATGCCTCATTGTAAGTGTGTGACGGAGTTGAATCTGATGTTGCAGTAGTAGAGGTACCGTCTCCCCAACTGATTGTGTATCTGATATTTCCGTCTGCCGCTGGTACCGTTGTGATTGTTAAAGTAACTGTATCTCCCAGTGAAATTGATGTCTCATCTGAAACGAATGACACAGATTTCACATAAGTTCCATTTCTGATGTTCTCCATTGTTTCATTGAGATCATCAATGGCATCAGTCATTGTGCCACTATTGTCTAGTCCGAGGAAGGCACCATCACCGAAAGTTGAGTCTGATGGTGTGCCCAGTAAAACTGTGCCTCCACTTGACACGGTTGCTACGGCATCATCGACATACTTCTTGGTTGATGCGTCTTGGTCAACGGACGGTTCTGCTATCTGTAATTTTGCCAGAGTGGTTGTTGAGAAATCTGTTCTTGTTGATCCATCATCTGGTGTGGTCGCCAATCTGAACTTGTCCACTGTCTCGTCCCAATAGAATACAGCATTGTCTTGTGCTGTCCTGTTGATCATGATACCAGCATCTGTGGCACTGGAAGCGTTCTCGTTGATTGTGATTATGTTGTCTTCTACTGTTAAATTCTGTGAATCTATTGTGGTCGTAGTACCGTTGACTATAAGGTCGCCAGTGATACGTGTGTCACCGTTCACATCAAGTGCGAAGGCCCCGGGAGAATCGGTGTTAACACCTATCCTGCCGTTTGATACATCAACGTATAGTAAATTCGTATTGAAGGCGAGATCCGTGCTCCGGATAAGGTTCGATTCTAAGGTTTCGCCTGCTATCTTGTTTATTGCCATAATACTACTTTAATATTTACCAATTAGTCTTACGGTTGGAAACACACACTAAATAATCATTATATGGCACTATTACCTATCAATAAATCTGACAAAGTATCTAAATCTCGTATTGCTGTACAGCAGATAGATCTACACAAGAATGCATTGAGTGGTGATATCATCGACGGTGGTACAATAACAAATTTCAACTCATCTGGGATCAGAGATTCCGCAGATTCTATCAATCTTGTGATAAAAAATGATGTGGTCGAGGTGGCAACCGATCTCAATGTCAAGGGTACTATACGTGTAGAGAATCTAGAATACGTATCAGCACAGGTTCCTAAACTCAATGTTACCAAAGCAGTCATGGTGGACCATAATGAAGTACTCTGGAAAGACAGACTGGGCAAGAGTGTGACTAAAAGTCATCTATCCGAGTTGGGTGTTCTAAAAAATTTACAAGTGAGAAACACGTTATATGTGGCCGACGGTAGGGTGGGAATCAACACCACGGCTCCCAGTGCGGACTTCTCGGTCAACTCCGGCGGTTACGAGATCATAACCAGGATGCATGAGTCAAATGCATTCGTTGGGACACATACACACGTTGCCTTTGCCATAGGAACAGACGACACACCGAGGCTCACGTGTCGGGCCAACGGCGATGTGGTTATAGGTACAGAGCTCGGAAAACCCGTGAGCATGAATGTGTATGGAAAAGTGGGGATCAATGTGAAATACCCACAAGAAAGTCTACACGTTGATGGAAACATCAAGTTTGCTGAAAGAATATTCGCGGCTGGTGAGCAGGAACCACGCGAAGGAAGGTGGGACACGGGATCAGTAATATGGAATGAGAAACCTGCGTTGAACCAACCAGTGGGTTGGGTGTGTGTCAAAGGTGGCAAGCCGGGTGCTTGGAGACCTTTCGGACAAATATACTAGAAACTCCAGATTTGATCTGGCCATTGTTTAACAATTCTTTTCATACCAAAACTTATTAACTTGTCGAGAATTTGTTTTTTTGGTCTGTTGTAAAATTTAGCACCTGTCTCGTTTGCCTCTATCTGTATCCAAGGCCTGTTTGTCATGATAGTGTCTCTTGCACCATCCAGTAATGGTATCTCATAACCTTCCACATCTATTTTCATTATGTCAACATCAGTGAAATTATAACTGTCAAGGGTTTTAATCTCGTAGGGGCCTTCTTTAGACACGATGTGGTAAGTGCCTAGGTGTGTCTCGTAGTCCATGGCCACCGTCCCTGACGTATCTCCTAGTGCGTGTTCGTATAAGTTGACGTTTGTGAAGTTTTTTGCTCTTTCTTTGAAGAGAGGAAGTACTTCGGTGTTAGGTTCAAATGCTTCTATGGTTTGTACACGTTCTGTCCATGCTTCGGTCCATTCGCCTTTGTGTGCACCGCAGTCAATTGCTCTACGTAGTGGATTGTTTTTCACGTATGGCCAAAGCCAATTATAGTGAGTGTCTTGGGGCATTACTCCCCTAGTTTAGGAAGTCCGTGGACTACTGAGATGATGTGCCCACCTGTTGAACCATCGTTTGCCGGAGGGGCGGAACCAAATGTGATTGTCGCTGTTGTGCCTGAACCTGAGATGGAATAGTTTGTTGTTGGAACCTGGTACACACCACCAACGAACACCATTATGTCTGTCGCATCACTGACACCAACTGAGAAAGTTGCCGCCGTTGATCCATCCACTGTATTTCCCGCACCGTTTCCAAAAGTAACTGTTGTACCATCACCTTGGAATCTATCGATCGTTATAGTTTTTTGTCTTGATGCTTCAGAGATGTTGTACCAAGCAGATCCATTGTACGCTTGGTATGTTGAAGTCGTTGTGTTGAAAATAATCTGTCCATTTGCACCTGCGGGTCTTTGTGCAGTGGTCACGTTAGGAATCTTGACAGCAGAAGCGTTGTCTCCTATCTCTGGGTTTTTTACAAATCTACCCATGATTATTATAATCCTATAGTTGATATAGTGGCGTTGAACTGTGCCGCCGAGTCTGGTGCCGCTATCCAAATCTTTGCACC